CCAGCGTTTGCACCCGGAATAGGCGCTGCCGAAAATATCCACCCCGTATTGTTGCCGCCATTGGTGCTGTTTGCACCGGCATACCATGCAGCACCGCCTGTTGCGATTGATTGACTGATAGACAAGTAATCCACGCTTACCGTGCCACCCGACTTTGATAATGTGTGGGTTGCTGCCGTAACCGACCCAACCGTTACCAAATTCCCGGCTGAACCCGTTAAGCTAAATGTAGTGACTGTGCTTGTAGTGCCAGCAGTAAACAGAACAGAACACGGTGCAGCAGTGTTTTTAATCTCTGAAAATGTATTGCTGCCAGTAATGGTTAAAGCCCCCGCACCGCCTTGATTTAACGCACCCCAAGTCTTGCCACCACCCGCAAAAGTCTTGGCACTTGCGGAAGTCATCGACACCGTGGATGTACTAGGCGTAACCGTTAATCCCGTTACTGATGCAAAACTCCACGCAGTGCCGCTGCCACTAACAGTCCATGTGCCAGTACCCATTAGCAATGATCGTGTGGCAGTTCCATTGGTTGAAACAGTCCCTGCCGCTATGGTCTTGTTGTTCCCATCCAATGTGCCGGTAGATAAAGAAATACCACCACTGATAGATGCCGTATCCGCAAACTGAGTTATTCCTGAACTTGCATTCTCTATGGAAAGTGAAAATATTGTCGCCCCATTGGACGTAATCGTTTTTGTTGTGCTTGCTGCTACGACATGGCGAATCACTAACGACCCCGGAGATGCTGCAACCGCAAGTGATATGTTTCCTGTAGGATAAATGTCGCCCGTCATGCTGCCGTAAGTTGTGCTATTGGAAATGCAAGTAAAGTCGTTTACCGCAACACCTGTATTACTTGAAAATGCAATTGAGGATATTGTTCCTGACCCATTGTTGCCAAGATAACAAGTCAGGTTAGGGCCAGTAGTAGCCAAAGCAAACGTGGTTGCATAATTAGAGTTACCGTTAAACTCAAAACCGCCCGTACCTGAAAAAGTAATGGCTCCTGCCGTGTCATCAATGCTGATTGCGGTTGTGCCTGTAGCAACAGGCGTTACAGATATTTTACCGCCAGAACCAAAGTTAAATGTAGCACCAGCAGAAGGCGGTACATAAGATACAGACCGACAAGTTATTGTTCCACCGCCAAGAGAAATTGAAGGGCTTGGTATGGATAGAGTTGCCGTAGAAAGTGTAAATCCACCAAGCACTAAACCGCCATAAAACGTAACCGTACTAAAAGTAGCATCGCTTAAAAATGTAAGAGATGCCGCACCTGAACCAGTAACACTAGTTAAAGTTGTAAAAGCATTAACGTAAGAACTCTGTAATTTTAATGTTGCTGCCGTACCCGACCCATTTAAAGCTACCAATCCAGTAATGGTTCCCATCGTCAAACCGCCAGTATGGGATAAATCAAAATTACCATCAAAATTAATAGTAGTATAGGTAGTACCAGAAAAAGTAATAGAACAACCTGCCGAACTAGACGCTGTAAAATTGTTCCAATGTATTAATCCTGCTGCTATGGATACCACTCCACCGCCTGACGTTATATTGAAAGATGCAGTTCCGTCCGTTACGCCAAAACCATTCCAACCATTTAAATTTATTGTTCGCGTTCCAGATGCACTAGAATTTGTAAGGTTAAAAATTGGCGACCCAACAAGAGTCAATTGATTTAAGCCAGACTGACCTGACAGATTTAAAATCGTCGTTGAGTCACCAGATAAAGTAATCTGTCCACCGCCGAACGTCAGGGTACGGTTAGCCGTTGTGCCGGTGCAAACAAAAAGACCAGAAGTTAGCGTATACCCAGCAAGGTTCAAAGACCCTGCTGTTAAAGTAATGGTTCTTGCACTGGTAGTAGATAAAGCACTACCCAGCGTGACTGTTACACCTGTTCCGTTAATTGTGATGGCGTTAGAAAGAGAAACGCCATTAGTCGTTATTGTGCTTGTGGTATTTAGTGTCCATGTCCCAGTATTGTTACAAGTGGTAGTGGACGATAGAGTTACGCTACCAGCAATGGTTATCGTACCCGTACTGGTAAATGTACACGTTGCACCGGTTGTTGTGATGCTCTTGCAATTCAATGTGCCTGACAAAGTAATCGTTGGGCTACCGCTGGCACTATCAACAATTACATCATCTGCCGAAGTAGGAGCAGCAGAACCAGCACTACCACCGCTAGTGGTTGACCAGTGCGTTGTTGTGGTGTTCCACGTTCCATTGCCACCTACCCAATAGCGAAGTGCCATGTTAGCCCCCGTCCGATGCTAGAGGTGCATCCGGTGCTAGGGGCGTATTTACAAACACAAGCCAACTATCAAACCTTGCTTGCTTCATAGCCGCCAGTTCATCGTCTGACAAACCATGATCGTCAGGAAGATTTAAAGCATCCCGAAAAACTCCGTTTTCATATGACATTTCAAAAATAATAATCATGATTAAGTTTGCGTAGTCACAGCAACAACATCCCACCGTGCATTGGTGGCGTTATATATACAACCAACATAAAGCATCTTGTTAATGGTTGTTGAAGTAGGAAGTACAGTTCCAATGACCGTATAGGTTGGGTTCCAAGAAAGGGTTTGCGACGTAGCGTTGTCAAGAATGCGGAACAACAGCTTGTTCCCATCAACTGGCGTTCCAGCAGGGGCAGCAATGGTCAAAGCCACAGCTTGAGCAGTCAGGCAATACTGATCGTTTGCGGAAATATCTGGAGATAACGTCGCAGTCGATGTTGTTGAAGAAACCCTTGGGTTAACCCGTTTATTGGTCAAGGTTTGCGTATCGGTTGTACCGACTACCGCACCGCTGGGAGCCGTAACAACAGTCATTGCTGATGTGCCGTTACCCACAACCAAGCCAGTTAATGTTATCGCCCCAGTTCCACCATTTGCAACAGGCAGTGTGCCTGTTACCTGCGTTGTTAAACTAATGGGAGATAAAGTTCCACCTAACGTAAGATTGCCAGAAGTTGTAACCGTGCCGGTTAAAGTAAGCCCATTGACCGTGCCAGTACCAGTAACGCTACTGACGGAGCCGTTACCGCTGCCTTTGTTATTAAATGTAGTCCAGTCTGCTGAAGTTAATGCACCCCTATTAGTTGCCGATGCGTCTGGAACATTCAGAGTAATGACTGGGGTTGTAGTGCTATTTGCAACGGTACTGGAAAGGTCTGTACCAGATACTCCAAGCGTTAATGCGGCAACGCTGGTAACTGTACCGCTACTTGTTGGGGTTCCGCTTACCCACGCACCCCCGCTTGCTGTAAGGACGTTTCCGTTTGTACCGGGGGCCACTGATGACACAACACCAGTAGAGCTGAAAACAGATACCCCAACACCGTAATTTGGGATGGTTAATACACCGGCAGTAAAATATGCACGGACGTTAGCTTGCCCGTCTGACAACACAATGTAATTAGAACCAGTTGCGGAAATAGGTGCAACCGTACCTTGATAACTTCCAATGATTACATTGTAGGAACCTGTGGTAATACCATACCCTGCTTGGAAACCAAAACCAGAATTATAATCTCCTGTTGAAACACCCAAACCTGATTGAAAACCTGCAAATGAGTTGTAAGAAGCAGTAGTTCCAGAAAAAAGTGATCTATATCCAATCGCTACATTTCCAGTATCAAGGTTTGCAGTAAGTGATTCAGCCCCAAGTGATGTGTTATATTGCCCTGTTTGATTATTAAGTCCAGATTGATAACCTACAGCGGTATTAGAATCAGCAGTAGTATTAGCGTAAAGTGCTTTATATCCAACGGCAGTGTTGTTGCTATTTAAATTATAATAAAGAGTTTGAGTTCCTAATGCCACGTTTTGAACGCCACTAATGTTTTTATAAAGTGCAGAAGACCCAAGGGCTGAATTGCTATTGCCGGATGAGTTAGTATAAAGAACATTATTTCCAATTGCGGTATTTCCGTAACCCGTACTGTTACTAACAAGAGCATTAACACCAACTGCCGTACTTGATGCTGATCCACCACCAAGACCAACAGTAACCCCATTAATAGACGCATCGTTTGCAAGAACCATAATATCTGAAGCGTTTAAATTAACTGATTTGTTAGATGGGTAAGTAACAAATACGTCTTTAGTACCTGCTGAAAAGTTAACAGCCGCCCCAGCATTAGAAGATGCTAAAACTGTAGTACGGGAAAGCGTAGTGCCAGATGATGTGTAAGTACCAATACCAACTTCCCACTCTGAGGTAGATTGCCCAGCAATGGTGTAGTAAGTTGTATTAGCGTTGCCAACGGCAGCAAAAGATTGATACCCAGTAACTGCCCCTGCAAGGGTAACGGTTCCCGTACCAGTAGTGGTGGTAGTTTCACGAACTCTATCTGCTAGTACAAGGGCCATTTAGTTCACCGTCTCTATTGGTTGCCAGTTAGGTTGGGTATCGTCATTTATAACCCCCCAATTAGCAGTTTGAGTATTTGCTATTGCCACCCAATTAGCAGTTTGAGTATTGCCTATTAAACCCCAACTTGCACTCTGTGTGTTTCCAATTGTTGCCCAATTAGCTGTTTGGTTGTCATCAATTATATTCCAAAGGAACCCGCCTACAAATGTTTCTGTTGCCGTTGCGGTTTCTGATAACGATGCCAAAAACGTGGCAAACGCTTGGTTGGTATCTGTAGCCGTACTTGTTTCAACTACTGGAGCATTAAATGTACTTGCGACTACAGCAGTAACATCAGTGGCTGTGGAGATTTCTAAAATCTCACAGTTATGCGTTTTTATGTTATTTACAGCATCTGTTGCAGTTCCCGTTTCGCCAACCGCACTTACAAAATTTTGAGTGCTGGTTATGGTATCTGTAGCAGTTCCCGTTTCATTAATAGAAACATTAAACGTATTTGCAGTTACTTCTATCCCAATAGAAGCAAACGGCGATCCCGCTAGTGGGAAGAATCCAAACACATTACCCAGCCAAGCTCATGTAGTAAGTTACATTCAAAGTATCGCCAGATGACACGTTACGATCACCGGGGGAGGAGAAGTCAGCCGCCGAAAACAACGTGCCAGTGTTGTAACCAGAGTTTGGTATTTTTGCACTTTGGCTAGTTAGGAAAGCACCACCAACAGTAGCGCCAGTATTAATTGTAAACGCAGCAGGTGAGGCGGCATTGCTAGCAACAGAAGGGTTTGCAGTAGTAGCCGTGGCAAAAGTACATGTGGGACGTACAGAGTTGCTGTAAGGAGCCACCTCAGTCCAACCACCATGACTAGCCATCGTATCGCCAGCAGCAGGGGAATTGGTCGCAGCAGCACCGTACAGACCAAGATACCAAGAGGTAATCTGCGTGACGCTAGTAAGAGCCGACCCAGCCATATACGCAAGGCCAGTGTTTACGACCAGATTAGGTGCTGAGTCCGTCCATTTAACTTTGCCGTCTGCACCGATACACTCGATATCAAACCGCCCAATAGCTACAGCATTTTCAGTAGAACGAGTACCAGCCACTAATCCACTAGACACGGTATCGGTTGATTTAGCTTTTTCAATAGACATAGTAATCTCTCAAGGAAGCCGGATAATGGCAGTTGTAGCTGATGCCGTTGGGAAGGTAATCACTAGCGGAGTTGCCACCGTAGAAATCTTTGTGCCACCAAAATCCAATACCGCTACAGATTTATTAGATTTGCTACTATTATAGATCAGCGCACCAGCAATAGAGGAGTTAACCAACCCGGTAAACGTAGTCGTGTTAAACGATACAAAGGCGGTAGTACCAGAAGACGTTGGCGTAATCGCAGTAATAGTAATCCCGCCAGCGGTGTAGCCAGTCCCAGTAATCTCGCCTGTAGCCGTATACACGGTAGTGTCATCACCAATCGAAGCGGTAGATAGGTATAGGGCGATCTTGAACACATCCCCAGTCGAGGTAGTGAAGTTATGCGTAGCGGTAAGAAGCTGCGTCTTGAACGAAGTTGTCAGAGTTTGAGCAATCATCGTACTGGCACCCTAGCCTGACCTGAACGGTAGGCGTCTTGGCGTTCCAAACCATCACCGAGGCGTTTAGCAAGACCTAACGCATCTTGGTATTTCTTTTCGTAGAAGCTAATAATGTCAGCTTCGCCCTTCATAAACGTGTAACCCTCAACCATTGAACCGTACAGCAGCACCGAGTCCAAATTATCACCCAGCCAAGTCGTACCAGACGTTGTAGTCGTGATGCTCTGCGGGTAGTAGAAGTAATGCAACTCTACCGAATAAGCCGCATCTGGGGTCGGGCCGAGGAGGAATGATAGTTCTGCTTCATTGTTTGAATTAGGGCCAAACAATCCGTAGTAGGCTGGAACCCCAGTAGAAGTAGGGGTTGGGTAGGACTCACGGATAAAGTTCACATCCTTGTTGAGAAGATATGAATATGAACCATCCGTGTTTATCACCGCCATTGAGTACACAGCCAAGAAATCCGTAGGGCAGGACAGATACTTGTTATTGGCTGAAGTAGTACCCGTTACGTTTGAGCGCAGGGAGGGAAACTGAACAGTGTTATAAATCCTCTGCTCTGCTTGCGTAATGAACGTGTTGATCTGCTCTGCGCTAGTGAACGTAGCAGTAGAGGTAGATGTTGACGCATCCTTATCGGCAAAGATAACGTCTGGGAAATCGTTTTCGAGATATCCCTTAAGCGTTATAAACAGAGTGGCGTAGTTCATTACGCCATCGGCCCACGGCACTTAATGCCTTTAGTAGCGGCACCGTACCCACGCATCGTAATACCGTCAGTCTTAATATCAGTCTGCGGGTAGCCAGTGTCTTCCTGATTACCGGGCTTCTGAGTATTAGCTTCGGGCTGTTTGTACTTACCAATAGGATTCTTGGTATCCCAATTTGGAAACTTGAAGTCCATTATCGGCTCCTTTGGTTGTTAACACGGGCCATGTTGCGGCCAACAGCTTTCATATTAGCGGAGGTAGGGCCACCCTTTTTGAGGGCCAGCTTGGTGCCCTTGCCGCCCATATGCTCTTGCATATCGTGCTGCTTGAATGCTTTTTTAATCATGGCTTTGTCCTGCCCCTTGTCCATCTTCATATCTTCTTTGCTGTCACTCTTAGCCATTCTGAACTCCTAGTTAACTACCCAGTAGGTTATGTCCGTAGGGACATGGTTTGTATTCAACTTAATTGCTAGATAATACCCGCCACTGTAGGAAACGGGGGTATTTTGAGCGTAATTCACTGCCGCATCCCATGCCGCTACATTAATCATCACCGTACCTACAACACCTACAGAATTCAAATAGTTCGGGGTAAGCCCAGAATCATTAGCTGCTGCACCACCAACCGGACGCCAGCCCCACTGAAATATGCGACTGCCGCTTGATGGGTAGCCCGTGTCATTTGGGGTAAGTTGCAGCCCCGCAGTACCAGATGAATTATAGCTGACATCAGGGCGTGGCTCACGGACTGCTTGAGGATCATTAACAGGGTATAGGCCAAGTGAAAGCTGCGGTTGGTCAGGCTCCCAGCAGGTGGGGCAAACTTTGATCGACACATTCTTGGTCTTGATAACCAAGTTTTTCAGTTCTTTCAGCTTATACCTAAACCCGCAGCGGTCACACTCTGCAATTGCCCTTTTGCCAGATGCAAAATTATTTGGCATTTTCTATTAGAAAAATTGCTGGCGTGGAACAAAACGAAGTGGGGCGGTTTCTCGATCTTCATCAGCCGCAAGCTGGTACTGTTGCTCATAATCAGCCTTGAGCATTTGAATCCGTGTCGGGTCTACGTTTGGCAATTTCATCGACAGATATGATGCCAGTCCCGCTACCAAGCAGGGTAGAAAACGAAACGGAATGTCTTGACCGTTAATACCGTTACCTGCATCCTGAAGCCTACGAAGCCGCCAGTACACAAACGTGTAGGTCTGACTGTTGTCCGGGGTAGGCCACACATGGATTTGCGGGTATGAAACAGTACCAGTAGGGCCAGTAGCCCCCGTCTTACGCTGGAACCACACCTGAATAGGGCGTCCGGTAGCGTTCTTATTGGGGATCATTGCGTAGGTGCTAACCGAGATGCGCGTGATGTTGATGTCGGTTTGGTTCTGCCCCGTACCAGTGCGAATCACATGGTCAAGCAGGTCAATAGTATCTACCGGGATATCGTAATCGCCTACGTTGTAGGTTAAAACCTGCTCCACTTTCTCAATGGTAAACAAGTTCAACCCACGGTTAGCCCACTCAATAGTCAGCAGATTCAAACTACGCCGAGCAGTACGCATATCGTAGCCGGAACGGAGTTCTTGACCACAGCGTTCAAACGCTTCTTCAACCAGATTGTTTAGGTCTAGGTTGAAGTCTGTAGTGCCTGTAGTCTTATCAACCATTATTTATTTCCTATACGCAGCGGTTTTCTTCGCCACGCTTTTAGGTTGAGCAACAAACTGCTTACCTGCTGCTTTGCCTTCACGCTTTGCCTTCGTGGTTGCTGCGTACTCTTGAGGACTAAGAGCCTTGATAGCGGCTTCAGGGAGATACCTTTCGCCTGTTTTTGACGAAGGCTTACCAGACTTTGTACGCCATTTTTGATCCCCCCAATCTTTAAGGGATTTTTGTGGCGCTTTCAATCTTTGTACCCCCCACCAGCAGCCTTGTATTTTTTTGCCAACAATTGGGATTTACGCCCACTCCATTCCCCAGCACCCGTGCCCTGAACCGCAGCAGCTTTGATACTGTTGAAGATACGCTTACGAAGCCCCGGCTTGGTATAGTTACCTGCCTCATTGACCTTCCCGCCTTCAGCATACAAAGACACAGGGAAATCGCCATCTTTCTTCTTGATGGTTCTAACCTTTGGGACTTTAGAGGGGGCAATATCCCCCATGCCACGGGAGGGTCTCATTTAGCACATTTTAAATTTAGTTTTACCACGCTGGGCGATGCCATCAGCACGGGCAGACACCGAACCACCGCTTGCCATCTTGATGATACGGCCTTCCGTTAGACCTTTTTTCTGAATCTTAGTGTTCTCGCCAGCCGTAGAGTCGCCATTGGTAGGGTTTTCTTTTTTGCCCATACCAACGTAACCGGATTTACCACGAATACTGCCGCCGCCGTTCATAGCTGAATTTTTCATCAGCTTTCCATTTGGCATTTTGTGCGAAGAACCACCCTTTTTAGCAAAGGGAGGAACAAAACCACCTTTTTTCATTTTATACTCAGGCGGTTTTTTATTAAAATATTCCTCCAAAGCAGCTTTTGACTTAGGACTAACTGGGGGAACATTAGTAGGAGAAGTCAACGAGCTTAGGTTATATTTTTCGGGGTTAGCTTTAGCTTCTGCTACCAAGTCATTAAGGTCTCGCATTTTACGTGCAGGAGCAGCGGCGGCAGGTTTAGCGGCGGCAGGGGCAGTGGCGGCGGCAGGGGCAGGGGCAGGGGCAGGGGCGGCGGCAGGGGCAGCGGCAGGGGCAGCGATGGGAGCGGCACGAGGGGCAGCGGCAGAAGGGGAATACCTCCGCATAAGGGAGGTCATATTGTCGCTAGAAGTATCAGAATCATCGTCATTAACGACAGGGGCGGCTTTAGCAACAGGCTCTTTCTTGTCATTTGCACGTTCTTCTACAGGAGCGCGTTCTTTATCTCCACGGCGTTCTTCCACCGGAGCTCGTTCTTTACCACCACGATCACGCATTGCCATGTAACCAGCACCGGCAAGACCCGCTAAAGCTGCTAAATTTCTGTCGCCACGACTCATGATAATCCCCTATTTCTTCATCTTTTTTAAAGTTTCAGCCAGTCGCGCACGTTGCCCCAGTTTACCCGGAGCTTTAGCAGCTTTAGCCAATTTGCCAGCCGGAATAGGCTTATCACCCTTCACACCAAGAGATTCCCGCAAAGCACCCGGCTTCTTGATTGCTCCAGCGATCCAGTTCTTAGCCATTATACGAACTTACCCTTGGTTTTACCGCTAGATTCACAGCCACTACCACGGACAGAACCACCCTTAGCAAGTGGTTTCCCCATAGTCCTACGGGTTGTGTCACCTTTTGTAGCGCCTTTTTCAACCTCGGCGTCCAATTTGCGGTTCTTCTCTTGGTTTTCCATTGAGGCTTGCGCTTCAGGGGTAATTACTTCTGC